TCATATTAATTTTGTATCTATTTTCTTCCTTATATCGTTTATTAAACTTATAACTTATAGGTGACACATCATGATCAATCTCAAAATTTTCAATCCACTCACACTCTGGAAATGTGTCGAACATAAGAGGCACAATATACTGAGCAAACCAACCAGCAAGTAGAGCTACTCTTTTCGGTTGAACATCTAATTTCTCTAATGTCTCTACCAACCAGAGTTTACTTTCTAATTGAGAGGCGTTCATAGAATCTAGAACCCTTCTAGTCATATAATGATAATTTCCAGCATTCAACTCACTGGAAGCTAACATTGCATTCTTCCAATCATTTGCCAGTTCTGGTGTAAATTGTAAATTCACGTTTTGGCCCTCCGATACTATTTTTACCATAATGATTTCAACTCTTCAACATCGTTAGTATCTGCACTATTATTAAATAAACAAATCCTATGATCTGGTCTTAATTTTTTTTGTTCCATATCTGAGGGAAAAATGTTGCCTGTGTAATATGAATAAATATCTCCTTTTGGAAATACATTAAAGAAACTTTCATCTGTCCGACCACTATCTTCATAACACATATTATACCAAAAGTGATTGAGATAATTATCAATGGTAGGATATGTAAAAAATAAAACGTCTAAGTTCTTAGCAATGTGCTTGTATATCTCTGTGAGTTGACCCCTATTCCATCGAATGACAGATGAATTTATAGGAGTTGATTGCATCGCTGCATAATTCTTTCGACACTCATTCATGTTATTCCACCAACCTCTAACGATCCACGGTTTACCGTGTACAGCTGTAACTTTAGTCTCTGCTGTCCATGATTGTTTCATATCAAGATCAAAGAAATATTTTAAGTCTTGATGGATGATAACGTCAAGGTCAAGATAGAGAAAATTATCTCCCTGTATAGATTTGAAATCTCTTTCTGATTCATCCCAGCCACCTGTAGCCGTGTAATAATCAAGTTGGAACATGTAGAGTTTTCTGTATGCCCACATGTTTGAAGGAGCCTGTTGATTACGAAATCTACTATGCAAACCTTCGTACTCATCCCAAGCTGTAGGAAGCAAAATATCATAATCTTTTTCTTTTTTGTCAGTGAGACAGTAAAAGTTGAAAGGGACTGAACAGTTATCTTCACACTGTTGTTTCAATTTCTCTACATATTCTCGGCTGTACTTGTCGCCCCACTTAACGCATAATATTGTGTTATTCATAAATCTCTCCGTGTCTTTTATATATAATGTTACTCATAACTTCATGCCCATCTTGGTTTGGGTGACCGCTTTCAGGATTATCAACAATCTCATAAAAATGAAATCCACCGATATGTTTGAAAAACGGCCAGCCAATAATGTTTGGCCTATCTAAATCCATAAATGGTTTGTATTGTAACATCAACTTTGCTATTTCAATAGAAACAATTGGCATACAATTCATTATACTAGATAATTGTAAATAAGGTAAGTTTTTATCTCGACAAAAACTAGACAAGGACAACATATTTCTAATACCTTTTTCAATCATATATCTTGGGTATTTACGAGATTGGGTTACATTCCCAGCAGTTTTTAAATTTGCTTTCACATCCATCATATCGTAATCACCAAAGGGGCATTCTGGAACTGGAATATCAATAAACATTTCTGCCGCTTCAGTTGATATTGTCCTATCAAATCCAGACCATGCAGATACGACTAAACCTATATTTTTGCTTTCATATATCGTGTCAATGGTTATGTCATGAATATACTGATTACTTGCGCCGCCCCTGCCAAGATTAATAAAATCCATATCTAATTTTTCTGCAAGAAGTTCTGGCCAAAATTTTAGGTGTTGATCTTTATTCCATGTAAAACTACAACCAGATGCAATTAGTAATTTTCTCATCACTCATCCTTCTCGTATATGAAGTTATGGGGTGCAGGCGACTTTCTTCTCATGATCACAGTTGACCAGAAAAGTCTCAACCTAAGAATAATTCTTTTTATAACCATCTAACAATATCTCCATAATATATTCATGACCCATTTCGTTTGGATGGGTATCTTTTTTAGTTATTCTCATATTATTTCTTGATGGGTCTTTTTGATCCATCAGATAATCCCAACACCAACCGCCAATATGTTCTGATATAGGCCAACCAAGAAATGTTGTATCTTCAATCAAAGAGAGGTACGGACTATTTATAATCTCCTTACCAAACCTCTGCATGTCTGTAGTCGCATCTCCATCAGCACTTGGATAACAAGATTGAAATTGTAAATAAGGAACTTTCAAAGATTGACACAATGTCTGTAGGTTGTAAATATACCTAAGTGTTTTCTGTGTCCCTGCCTTTACATCCATTAACTTATGATGCCAAAACAATTCAGATATTTTATAAGCTTTATTTTTTTTAAAAACCTCTTTGTTATCTTTTCTGTTTTCAATATCATCCATCTTTCTTGCAGGCTTGAAACTTTCCCACTGATGTTGATACTGTAAATTTCTTGCATTAAAAATTTCAGCAAAGAAACTAACTCTATCAACCTCTGACCAACCAACAACTACCAATCCAATATTTTTTGTATTGACTATTTCATCAGTTACCTTGCTCCATATTGCTTCATTACCATCTCCACAGTTGCCAAGATTTACTAACTCCATGTCAAGTTTATCAGCAAGAAGTTCAGCCCAGATAGGAAATTGTTTTATATGAATTTTCATTGCATAGTTGTCAGTGTAACTGCAACCAGCAACTATAAGTTTTTTCTTAGAAAATAGCGACATTATATAATTTTGAAAACTCCTTAGCGTCTTCCCAAGTATTTACCATTGGTTTACCCTTTATATTTAGGGAGGTGTTCAGAAGCATTGGACAACCTGTTCGTTCATACCACTCTTCCAGAACTTGTCTTATTAAGGACGAACAATCTTTCTTGACCACCTGTACTCTTGCAGTGCCGTCAACATGTGTAACAGAACTGTAATCATGCTTTGCTTTTGCGACAAACTGCATATACTCATTCATTGGACCTTCAAAATATTCCTCTGCATACTCCTCTAGGATTGCAGGAGCAAAGGGACGGAACTTCTGTCGTTTCTTAATATCGTTCACAGTATCCTTGATGTCATATCGTGGATCACCAAGGAGTGAACGATTACCCAGTGATCGTGGGCCAAACTCTGCTCTACCAGTTGCAAAACCACACACTTTATTATCCAACAATTCTTGCACAACGTTGCTGATATTAACTGGATTTAAAATTGGAGTTCCAAGGTATGGACCTTCCCATTCTAATTTTTGTTTTCTTACCAATGCAGCTGCACCTAATGCACTTCCCGCATCACCCGGCGCAGGCATTATCCAAATATTCTTACCTTTAATTTTTGAGTTTGCAACACAGTTCAAAGCACACCCACCCATTATAACCAAGTTTTCATGTGGACACATCTCTACCAATTTAAGAAGTTCTCTCTCGTACAGGTCTTGTACGGACGCTGCGAGGTCTTCTGAACGTGCTTTTGGTAAAATGTCCATGCAACCTTTATGATTGTTTTCTAACATCTGATATTCTAAATTATGTATCGGCTCACCAAATGCAGCCATACCCATTGTGATATATTCATCTTCATTAGGTTTTAGACCAATACGTTGTGTGATTGCAGAATAGAGAAGTCCCAAAGAATATGGATACTTCCAAGATTTTATCTTTTTGAGTGTGTGGGTTTTCTGCCCCATATATCCATTTTCTACAGAACCCTTCCATATAGAAATAGTGTCCCACTCACCGATTGCATCTATAACTAGAACGTTACACTCATCAAATGGGGCAGTGTAGTAACCAGCAGCAGCGTGAGATTCATGATGACCAAAAGACACATCAAAGTTGGTGGTGATTTTTTTCCACCCCTGACCAGAATACAATCTTCTTAAATTTTTACGAAAGGGTTTTTCGTAATATGCAATTACATCAGGTTTGTATTTTTCTGTTTTGGGAAGTTGGTCAGAATGAATCCACTTATCATTCTTAACCCCACTAAACCTTTCGGCTTGAGAGGCAAATATTATTCTGTTGTTTCTTAAAACGCATACTGCTGCGTCATGAAACCCTTCTGATATTCCTAATATATTCATCCATAATAATCCACAATATATCTAAATATTTTCTTGGCTATATATTCTTTTTTATTCCACCGAAATTCAACAAGAGACATAGTTACTTTTTGCAATTTTAGATCATTTCTAACTGGACAAGGTAAGGCGACAAAAGACACTTTAAGTTCGTTATCATGTATTGTAAACCATATCTCATCTTTTATAAAATTAATATTACTTATACTAATACAATAACATGTTGAAGTTTTTTTGTCAAGTCTACATTTCACATTTTGTTTTATATATTTATTGTGTTCTGGTATAATTATATCATACACAGATTCATTAACAGAATACCAAGTTGGGTTTTTGTAAAATGGATGCCACAAATCTAAGTGATGAATATCAATGATACTGGTTTCTTTAGGCCGTTTTATTAAAAAAGATTTGTCAAAGTAAGTTCTCTCAGCCAAAAAATTCATAATATAAATCCTTTTTTAAAAGAAGGATGCGTATGCTTTAATAGCCTCCACAGGAGTTGTTGCCTTACGAATTTCAGTTTTGGCTTTTCTCTTCTTGCTGTTTTTAACAGCATCCTGTTCAAACATTTTTAATTTCATCTTAAATAAAACTTCTTTGTGTTCAGCTTTATCCAAATCAAAATCAAAAACAATATTCAAACTACCTTGACTTTCATCTTGGCTTTGACCAGCATCCAAACCATGACCGTACATGTTGTTCTGTGTGGCATAACGATGAAACGCATCTCTGAACTCTTGTCTTGTATTTTCATTTTTGTTTCGAGTACATTCATCAATTGCCTCATATGAGAACTCTTCCAACAATGCAGCAAGTCTAACGTCATTGTCAACAACACTAATATTATAAATGGTTGCTTCCATTTCGCCACCATTGGGTGTTACCCCATCAGCCTTAGTATGGAAACCATCATTTGGAACTTCATAGTTGTGTACAACACAAATGTTGTCTAGTGCAGCGCTGGTATAGTATGCTTCAATAATTCTACCTGTAAATGGAAACTTTGGTTCCCCATCTGCAAAATATGCCGCACTCTCTTTTCCTGTAAATGCCATTGTCTTCTCCTACCTCCTATTTAGGAACGGTGTGCCCGTAAATTATATAGAGCTATATTTTGAGCTGTACCATTCGGAAATTCTTGTGACCGATAATCATCAATGTTAACCTGTAACTGAGCATACTGACCAGAACCATCAAGCTTAGTGTTTGTCATTGTTGACCCACGAACACCACCATTGCCACTTGTTCCAACATTATAAGATATTTTGTGGCTGGAACTAGTAGAAGCAGTTTTTCTTAACCAGTTTCCTAATATAGTTCCTAAAGCACTTATAGAAAATTCTCTAAGATTATTATTTGAATCTATAAATAGTGGAGCTCTAGATGGAGTAACATCTACACCATCTCTTCTATGAAGAAAATAACTAGTTATTGTTGTTGGTTGATCAAGTGTTTCTGGAATACCAGCAGCAGAATATGCACCTGTGTTTGCTCGTGTATCAATAAATACGGCAGTAGATGAGACTTGTGTATAGTTTGTAGCAGCAGTAGCCGAAGTCGTGATAGTATACGTTCCACCAGTATCAGCTGATTCAGTTCCGTTGACCAAACTAATAATTGCTGGATGTAAAAAAGTATCTAGTACATCAGTCAACGTCATTGCTTTAATAGAATTAGAATTATTATCAAAATGTACAGGAAATGTTGTTCCAGTGTCATCGGTTTCACCTACACCACTTGTAACATATGCAAGATTAATTTTATCAAATGCAACTGTTACTGTGGTAGGTTCTGCTGTTCCAGATGCATACACGAATGCAGATGCAGATTGTGACGCCGCACCAGCCGCTGTTCTTGTATCTGCCATACCGTCTATAAGAGCACCACTACTAGAAACTTGTGTTAGAACAGCAGTAGGACTTGAAGCATATACAAAAATAGCTTTCTGTCTCCACTGATTAATCTCACCAGCTGTCATACGAGTTAAGGCACCAGAGCCATTATAATATAAAGGTTCTACGGATGCCATTATATTGCTCCCGGCGCAAACCCAGCGAGAGAGTTTAATAACCTACCACCAGAACTACGAATTTCAATTACATTCCTCTGCATACCACTATGTAGGAAGACTTCATCCTCCCCAATAATATCATCACCAACGTCTGTACTGGCAGCTGATCTATCCATGATAACATTGTCACCAGCGTCTGTGCCTGCAGCAGCTGTTTGATCCAAGACGATGAATACATCTTCACCTCTTCTTGCCAGAGGAGCATATGCTGTTGATGTCATCAACAAGCCAACGTTATGATTATGGGTTAATGCAATTTCACTATTTGCACCAAAGGTGATAACTGCCGAATCAGATAACATAAAGATATCATCACCGATTGAAAGATCAAGAGAAATACCAGCACCACCAGCAACTGTTAATGCACCAGTGGTCTTACTTGTAGAAGCTGTTGTTGCAGAGACGTTAATACCGGCACTTAATACTGGTATCTGATTCATAGTTACTACGCCATCAGAAGCAATCGCAATGGCATCCAAGTCACTAGCAGAACCAATAAGACCGCCATCTTTAATTACCAAGTCACCAGCAACTTGGAAGTCGCCAATTGAACTTAGTGTTGCTTTCGCAGTGGCACTAGAAGCAGCTGTTTCAGAAACACCAGTTGTGAATACGAGTTTTGTTTTGTTGACAGAGGCACTAAACGTGTCTTCTGCAATCGCATGAATACCAGCAGCAACCGTGGCACCGTCAGTACCATCTGAGTCACCAGCAGCAAACTCAATTGAAGCAATAACCTCATTCGCAATAACCGCATCCTCTTCAGATTTCAATTGTAATACAACTGGTAGGTTATCACCAGCAGTGTGGTGTTCTATCGTAAGACCAACATTATGAACATGAGCCAATGTGATTTCAGAGTTTACACCAAAAGCAATTTGGGCAGCATCACTTATCATTATAATGTCATCACCGATAACAGCATCCAAGACTACTGATAGACCACCATCTGTCTGTAGTGAACCATCTGTTGTACTTGTAGCAGCAGTAGTATCATCTGTTTTAATAATACCACTTGCAGTTACCGTACCAGTTACCGCTAGGGCCGAACCAGTAAAAGTTAAGTTTGCCTCACCGTTACCAGTGTTGGAACCTGTCGCAGTAATAACACGGTTGTTACCGTCATTATTCAAAGATAAACCATCAGATTGATTAGCAAAAGTTAAGTTTCCAGCACCATCAGTTGAAAGAAGTTGATCTGCATTACCATCAGCAACAGGCATTGTAAACTGAACACCACCAGCTGCTGGAACAAGAAAAAGAGAACCTAAGAGGTTGTCACTTGTTGCAGTCTGATAAGCAAATCTTGCATTAGCAGATGACTCATCAACATTTTCTCTAGTTAAGAATACAGAGTTGAAAAAACTTGACTCCTCAAGAATTATAAATTCTTCATTGTCATCAAATATTGGATTTACGATATGATCACTTGTACCTGTTTCGTATAGAAGAGCTTCACCAACATCTGATTGTATACCATCTACGGCAGTTGCAACACCGTCTAGAATAATTGCTGAACCAGCATCTGCACCATTGGCATCAGTACCACTAAGTAAGATAATATCATCAATATCTCTACCTTGTAGGGCGACAGTGCCTGTTTTATCTTGAAGTGTAATTGTTCTGTCAGCACTAGGATCAGTAATTGAAAGAGTTGTTTCAAAGGCATCAGTAGTTGCACCTTCAAAGACAAAGTTACCAGCAATTTGAAGAACAGGATTAACTATATGATCACTTGTTCCACTTTCGTATAGGAGAGCTTCACCAGCATCTACACCATCTGCACTTGCATTAAGGAGAAGTGCGCCAGCCTCATCTGTACCACTTCCATCAGAAGCATCCATAACAACAACATCATTGATATCCCGACCTTGCATTGCAAGTATGCCAGTTTTATTTTGGATTGTTACAGTTCTATCAGCAGTAGGATCAGTAATTTGAAGAGTGGTTTCAAAGTCATCAGCAGTTGTTCCTTCAAAAACAAGACTTCCACCAAAGGACAGTCCTTGAATATCACCCCTCAACGTATTAAATTGTTGACGAAATGTTTCTAAAGAGTCTCTAGTTGCGACTACTGCTGCGGTTATTGTTGCCATTATTCTTTACCCACCAATTGTTTCAAGAGAGATTTGATTTCGTGCATCTCACATTTAATATTATTTATCTCTCTTGTGGCAGACCTTAATGAATCTCTTTGTTCTTGAGCAGCATTTGCTCGGGAAACTGCTCTGTCGTATGCAACTGTATTTGTATTAACAATTGCATTAGAGTGTTTATCTCTAGAAAGGTCTAGATTTTCTTCTACTTTTATAAATTCTGTCATTTTATGTTGCCAATGCCATTGCCCTAAAGTCTTTAATTCTAGGAGGTTCAGCAGAATTAGTTGATTGCATAACAATTTTAATTGAGAACGAAATGAATGGGTCTAATGAAATTCCAAGACCATCATCAGTAACACCAGCGGTAAATAGATACTCTTGGAAATCATCTCTACCTAGTGATGGATTTGTAGTAGTGTCAGGAAGACCAGTATCGTTGAAGTATCTCCAACCCAACTCATCAAAATCACTCGCATCATCTGATCTTAAAATTTTATACATTACTTTAATTTCAGAATCAGTGTCTCTATTTCCTGAGAAGAATACTTTAAGAGCTGTTGCTGATTGAGCAAGTGAAGCCTTTCTTGTTATATAGATTGCAACGTTGTTGTCTCCATCTGGTTCAGTTGAATCAACATATTCAGATGTAGGATAAACATCAGCTGATGAATCAACGTTATTAATTCTATTTGATACAGCAAATCCTGACATTCTTGCTGTATCAATAACAGGAGAAATATTATTATTATTAGTGTTCAAAGTACAAGTAAGAGTTAACGATTTATTACCAGCAAGTTCATTTGTCTCATTTATTTGAGATGCAATCATATATGGAATATCATAATACACATTCTCATTCAAAGGCACAGACTCTGCATCTGAAAGTGTTGTCTTAATAAATGATGTTTGACTTCCAGCTGGACTTGTAGCAGTTGTTCCCTGTTTTACAGCCCTTATAGATGTACCTGTTAGCTGCATGTTTGATACATTAAATTGTGCAAGATCGTACAACATATTTTCTGTCGCATAAACTTCAGAACCACCATTTTGAGCCCGTGTTGTTCCTGTTCCATCGATGTATGCTTCAGTTGTTGTTGTAAACGTATAACTGTCAATTCCAATATTAGCAATAGCAGTTTGTGTTTCATTTGCACCTGCTTCAGAAGAAAATTCAGAATAATGATTAAGTTCTGTAAATGGAATTTTGTGTAACTGATACAATTCAACTGGAGCACCGGCAGGATGATAAATTCCACTTCCTACGTGGTTTGTGCCAAAGGCTCGACTAGCACCACTAATTGTATTACCACTAATTGATGAATATTGAATTGGTTCATTTTGTATTTTTATAAGCCAATTGTTATTCGCATCCCTAGAATATTTACCAGTGGTATCATTAAAATTTGTACCATCAGCCAAGACAATAGTTGTGTCTGTTCTATCAATCGCAGTGGCCAAGGTAGTGCATCCCTAGAATATTTACCAGTGGTATCATTAAAATTTGTACCATCAGCCAAGACAATAGTTGTGTCTGTTCTATTAATCGCAGTGGCCAAGGTAGTCGTTGCACCAGATTTGATATCAAAAAATCTAACGTTATTATTGATTGTATTCATACCATGATTAGGATGCAAAACTTGAACAACCTTACTACCATCTTGGAATATCAAAGGATTTGTTTGAAGTTTAACAGCAGACTCAGCTCCACCCTTTTGTTCACCAAATCCTTGAGCAGGCGCAGTACCAAGAATAGTTCTGTCACCGCCTGGATTACCCATATCCCAATATCCTCTATCAGGAATTGGAAGTTGATCATTAACAAGAGGAACAACGCCGTCTAAATTTTTCAAAAATTCCGCTCTATATATTCTAAACTTAATATCTTCTGTAAGAGAAGGTGACCAAGTTCTATTATTATGTCCCTTAAACATAACACCAATTTCTGGTTGTTCTGAAACTGTTCTTTCTGCAAACAAAGCATTAGAACCAGAACTTGCAGTTCCACCTACTCCAGAAGCTGCCAGAGTAGATTGAATTTCAGTTTCGCCCATTCTTGCAATCCAGATTTTATGTGTCGGTACGTCAGCAAGAACACAAAAACAATATTCCAAAGAGGATTGTAAATAAACAGGCGAAGCAAATTTAAAGTTTGTAGCTTTCTGACCAGTTTCGTCAAGGATAAGTTCAGAACCAGATCGAATAGCCCTGCCAAAAGGCATAACTTTTGGGCCAGGATAACCATTTATAACATTTCTAATTTCTACAGTAACAGGAAATGTTTCATCTTTATCTCCAAAGAAAAGATCAATACTAGTAATAAAAGCACCGCCATCATTTTGTACTAAGAAAGTTTGTGCAAGAGGATCACCATCACCCGAATCGCCGCCATCACCGTCATCGCCATCATCTCCATCATCTCCGCCATCTCCACTTGCCGGCGCAGGATTTCTACTACCAACCGTAGATGTAGAAACATTATTAGAGAAAATTGATGTATCTTCGTTTGTTCTTGTTCTTTTTATTTCTGCATTTCTAGTTGCAATTATTGTTTCTTGTTCAGTCTCTAAAATGCCAGTAGCATAGTATATTGCTTCACCAGCTGTAATAGGATCAATAGATGTTATGTTTGTAGGACTTGCTGTAAGTCTAAATTGAAGTTCACCAGTTTTAAATTGAGGATTACCCGAAACTTTAGGATCAGGGAGATTAAATGTTCCCTTAATTCTACCTGCTGCACTTGTTATAAGTGCATCACCAAATATTAAACTAGAATCAGATGTAGAAAATCCTTCTTGTGGTTTAGTAAAAGCAGCAACATCCTGTCTATCAAAGAAAGGATAAACCTGTGTATTTGGTAAAAAACGGTTGCCTTCAAAGTTAATTATTTTTGGCCGGCAGAAAGGCAATAATGCCCGGGCAATAACTTTAGTTCCCTGAGATTCGTAATCAATTTTTTCAACAATATCAGTTTGAACTCCCTGTCTAGTCTGATCAGTACGAACTGTTTGTGTTGTTCGTTGAACTAAACTATTACCAGACCACCACTGAGAACTTGATGATTGTGTAGTGCCAGTCCATTGAGTTTGCCAGGCGTTCCATACAGTTCCAATCGCATCCTTATTTGATTCAAAGAATGTATCAAAGTTTCCTTCTTGATTAATAATTAGATCAGGGGCAATTTCTGTTTCAAACCAATCATCACTAAATGGATCAAGAGCGATATTGCCTGCCCAATGAGAAACAAGGACAGGAGTAACTCTCTCAAGTCTAGTTGCATATGGCTGTTCAACTTGAACAACTTCACTATATGGTAGAGTTATAAGATCACCTGTTTTCTGATAACCATGTCCAGCACGTTCTGCATCAGTTGTTGATTCTTCTATTAGATTAAAAGCTTTTGTCTTAGAAGCTGGGCGCAACTCATTTGCTTCCATATCAATAGAACACTTATAATCTTGATGTTTAACATCTCCAAGACGATGACCTTGAAAAGCATCAACAACAAATCCAGACTTAAATCTATTAAGTCCATTTGCATCAGTAATTTCAAAACTCTCAGCATCCCTTTCTAACAAAGACAGGTGAGTGTAATACTCTAAGTTCTGAATACGATCTTGAAGTTTACCAATGTCTCTCATTGTAAAACGTTGGTTCTTTTCTCTTCGTATAACAACATCCGTTGGTTTAAAGGTAAATGGTGGGATATATAATTCTGCAAGCTTCATTGTCGAACTTCTTAGTTCTGGTATTGCTGGATTTTCTGAAGAATCTCCTTCAGTTACAGTTAATTTTCCACCAAATTCTAGATCAATTACTGCTCTTTTTCCAATATAATATTCATAATCAGCTTGAACTAGAGAACCTGGCTTGAGGAAATTATTTGGAGATGAACCTGTACCATCATATTGACGATGGAAAAAATCAAATGAATAACCAGTAATAGCATCAGTATTTTCTATAGTTGAACTTGCTCCGGTAGCATCCTCAACACAAGGTCTGAAATCAAACACATTGTATAACGGATAATTGCCCGTAGGAGCAGGAGCATCAGGATCAACCTTAGTTGCAGTATATGTTGGAATATCAATGTAATCCATTTGATTAGCAATATCAGTATATGAATCAACAGTAAGAACATCACCAGCACTATGTTCAAGGTAATCAAAAACAATCAACAGCCTGCCTGTCGGTGCAGGCAGTCCAGACTTTCTCTGAATACGAGAGATATCATAATAGTTATCTCGTTGTCCAGTATCAAGTTGGTAATTAGTTGATATAACTGAATCGCCTTGTGTTGTAGCACTAACCGTTCCAGTTGTAGCAGAAGATTCAGCAAGAATTGTTTCATTAACAGAAAATTGTTTTGATGTTCCAGAGGTATATACAATCTGAAGTGGAGTTGTTGTGGTAATAATTCTTGCGGTAGCCTTACTAGATGCACCAGTGATCTTTTCGCCCCTAATCAATGTACCCGTAACCTCTCCAAGACTTACTGTCGGAGCAATTGCATCAGCATCAGAAGCACCAGATTCAAATACTGCCATAAGTCTAAACGCATCTGCTCGACCCAAGGAAATTTGTTTATCCGTTGGGCGTGTTCCAAATGCAGCTGTTGCGCCAGGGACAACTTTTATCTGTTTCATCAATTTAGTTGTTTTGGTTTTTTGAACAACTGAAGTTTTAGAAATGGTTGTCATAATTTTTAGTTTAGCACCTGTACCAAACTGAGCAGCATTTCCAATGGAAACAGTTCCTGTTCCACCACCAGAAAATCCTGTGGAGGCACTAACAATGTCACCAGCTTTAGCAGCACCTGATCCAGCAGTTAGAACTGAAATTGTAAAATCGGTTTCACTATGAGAAAGGAAAATTTCATTTGCACCAGCAGATAGTGTTACTACACCAGAAGAGTTTGTTGTAACAACAAACTGCCGGCGAATTGTAAACTGTGTATCACTTTCACCATTATTTGTAGCAGTCAACAAAGTTTTAACTGGACGTTTTGCAATATTAAATAGTGAAATATTCTTTTCTGAATCTTGTAACTTACAAATAAATCTGAATGAACCTGTACCACCAGTTGCAGCTGTCTGTAACGAAATTGGATCAGATTCTTCTTCTGTTAGAATATTATCTCCGTTATTAGTGAAGATATTATCTGTTCCATCCAAATCTAAGAATGAGGAAGCAGTTGTTACTGCACTAAGAGCAATGTCAGCCGTGAAGTCTTGTCCAGCATCTGCATCCTCACAAACTACCGACCTAGTTTGTTCAAAACCTTTGCTAAATACACTAAGAACAGTTAAGTCAGCATTACTAGAGTTTTCTATAATACCACCAGCTTCAGCTGAGTCAGATGAAACGAGAGTCTCTCCGACTTGGAAATTTCCTAGAACATTTGTAAGAGCAAGTGAAGCGCCTGTAGTTTCTTCACCAAATACAAAACCAGTAGCACCACTAGAACTACCTGTAATTTTATTACCACCATTTGATGCAACAGAAGTTAAAGTAGGACTTGGTGTTGCTGATAATGTTATTAAAGTAAAGGGACGAATATCAAAAAGAAAGAGTTTGTAGATAGCATCAGGTTGTCCAGCAGTACCACTATTATGTTGATAAGTTCTAACTCTTGCAACACCAATTTTAGTACCAACAGCTGATCCAGGCGTAACAATTGCTGTATCGTATAAAGATAACTGTTTGAAGGGAGTTGATTCACCAGAAACAAAAGATACGTCTGGTGTACCAAACATGTTTGTTACTGTAACAAAGTTACCAACATCAAATGCAGTACTACTTGCATTTACTGTTGAAAACTGTCTTGATTTAGCTAAATCAATTACAGTTGGTGAAATTTTTTCAATTTCAAAACCTTTAACATAAGCTTTACCAGAAGAAATTTGTAGAGCAAGTAAACTTTCATTAGCAACGTTACCACTATCCGTAAGTGTTCCGTTGGGATATACACCTTTATAATTTACTGGGCCAACACTAGAATCCACAGATTCTTTAATTTGAAATGTAAAAGGTCTAACTGTATAATTACCAGATTCATCAAATGTTCTTCTTGCAAGAGTTTCTTCTAAAACAGAATATTCTGTAGCTCTTGCAAATTTTATAATATTGCCTCTTTTAACTCTAATCAACTCAATGAAATTTTTATCATCTGTTGAAGCAACAGTAAGATTGGTTAAAGTCAAAGTAAATTTTAATCGATGAGCACCCTTTGCAGCAAAGTTAGATGATCCTGATGCATTATCCAACAACGAAGAATCCGCTTCAGGCGTTATAATTGATTCATCTATTTTCAAACCAATTCTGGCTTCATCATTGTATGCGTTATATTTGTTAATAATAATTGTTTGATCTAAAACTTGGGCAAAATGACCTCTAACAAAATACACACCAGCAGAAATGGATGCAATAGAACACTTGCCAGCAACAGGGCCTGTAGTACCTGTTGCTAATTCTTTTGACTTAATTGTTGTTTCAGAAGCTTCAGTTGTCAAAGAAGCCACATTAGCAGCAAATGTTGTTGATCCATGAGTAACTGAAACGGATGCACTAAGATTTTCGTTAATCACAAACTTATGAAAACCAGAAGCATCCAAAGCACTTATTCGAGATGCTTTATCTTTTTGCCTGGTGGGGAAACCTCCAACAGGAATAGCAGTAGGATTTGCTCCCTTCAAGTTACTAGAAATAAACTGTCCATAAAGTGTAACAGGGTCAGTTGTAGTTGCTGCTGTTGCGTTGCTGCTGTTGCAGCAATAACCATAAACGTTACACCAGATGTTGCACCCGTAAGAACAACTGGTTTATCTACATTTACATATTGAGTTGGATCAATAGTTTCTCCACTAAAAGTACTTTGAATTTTAATATATTTTGATGCATTATCGCCGGCGCTATAGTTAGCGGAGCCAGGAATAACAACAGTTCCATCTTTGAACATATGACTAAAGCCTTGTTCAATTTGGTTCTGAAGTACTGATTGAATTTGAGTTAATTCTCTTGCCTGAATAGCAAATCCAGGCCGAAATAATGTTCTAACAAAGTTATCATCTTTGTCAAAATCATCATAATACGGGGCAACGTTAAGGTCAGTAGATTGAGGCATATATTAAAACTCCACGATTACTTTAATGTCTTCGATCTGATCAGTAGACCTACTAATTGGTTTTCTATTTTCTAGATAAATTATATCACCACTGTCAGGTTGAAGCTCTGGATTTGCGTATCCATCTGCAAAGGTTAAAGTGTTTCCCCCTGCAAGAGTCACTGCACTATCAGCACTTGAATCTGGTGTTCCAACTGCACCAGAAGTTGCTCCCGTGATAACATTGGAACCACTAAATGCAACATATGCACCGCTTGTTCCATTGGTTCCATAGTCACCAAATCGTTCTTGTGCGTAATATAGAATTGAATTTGCACTATCCCACTCAACAACTCTACCAATTGCACCTGTAGTAGCTTGACTTATTTTTTCATCACCATCAAACGTACCAGCTTGTGATGTTAGTTTTGCTGCATAAGTCATTCTTGCAGTTGATATTGTTGCAACTGAACTTGTGCCATATGTAAAGGGATCGACTACAATTCCTAACTTACGGAAATCATTTTCTGTAGTAATGTCATCCCCTTCAGCTGCGGTCAATGTTGTTGCTAACATTACAAAGTGTCCACCAAGTTCTTCTGGGGCACTAAATCCATGACCACCTTTGGGTCCAACAATAATACTTACTGCACCACTAGAACCACCGATTGCTGCAGCAGAAGTTAATCCTGAGTCTGAAAAAGTGAAACCACTTGCAAGGTTTACTGTTCCAAATGTGTAACCTGCACCAGCAGAGTGAATTGTTGTATGTGTACCAGCAGTAAGACCAAAAACTTGAATTGCGTTATTTAAAACTGTAATTCGGACAATACCACCAGAGGCCGTCCCTGCACTTGTGCCGTCGCCATATATAGCGGCAAAATAAGTTCCGTTTGTGTATCCAGAACCAGCAGTGATAAGTAGTGAGTCAACTGAACCATCAACTGCTGCTGCACTTACCGTGGTATCAGTTGCAACTGGCATGAAGTCTGCTGTTAGAAAGTTATTGATTTGTCCAGCTGTAAGAGTATACATATATTGAAGAACATATCCACCAGAACTAAACGGAGAAGTTGTTGTACTAGTTGGTTCTGATCCACTATATGCTACACCACTGTTATTGTCAAGAATTTTATATACACGAAAATCAGTAGTTATAAAAAAGAATGTAGAGTCATATAAATTGGAGGCACCAGAAGTAGTAGTTACAGTAGAACTATATTCTGGCCGATACATGTCGTATGTATCACCATTAGAAAAATTTCTTCTTGGAATAACTCTCTGAATACTATTTGTAGCGATGCTTTTGGCAGCAACCATATCATCCCATGCAAAAAATTCATCAGTTGGTCCATCTACAGGAGTTGGGGGTGAAGAGTCAGACCCGCCACTTGTCCCTGATGTAAAGGGAGTGCTTTTACCTATGAAAAGGTAATAAACATTATTAGACGATTCAGTAAACGACTCTTCGAATTGAGTAGCGTTATGAAGTCTAAATTTTTCTGTGATAATAGCTGCCATTTCTCTTTTCCTATTTTATCTATTTATGACGCAACGCCGGCCCCAATAATTGTTTTTAGAGTACTACCACCAGAATTAACTATAAGAAGTGTAGATGAACTTTTCATCATCGTTCCTGTTAACACATTAGAAGCACCAGTAGTTAGGACTGTACCTGTTTCATTTCCAAATGTTATTGTTCTATCTGCTGTTGGGTCTGTAACTGTTAAGGTTGTTTCGTGTGCATCAGGTGTTGCACCTTCAAATACAATAGATGCCCCTGTAGAAGTAATCGTTCCGCAAGTCAAATTACCAGATGTAAATGTTCCTGTCGTTGTGAGGTTTTCGTTACCAAAACTGATAGCACCAGAAGTATCTGTTATTGATCCAGCTGCAAGAACAAGAGTTCCACCTTTTAAAGTTGTACCATTTACCGTAGTTGTCGCAAGAGTCGTGATAGTAGCAGAAGTTTGTGTCCCTGCAACAACCCCACTGATATTAGGAGCAGTTAATGATAAGACAGAACCAGTTGCACTGACTCCAGTACAAAGACCAGAGCCATCACCAATCAATGTATAAATTTCTACAAAGTTATCATTGATCTTACCACCACCTGATCGTAGTGTATCACCACTACCATCGTTGGCGTTAGTTCCGATCCCTAATGATTGATATGCCATTTAACGTTCCCTCTTCTTGTTATTTATAACGATTTACGCAGCATCAAACGTGGTTGATGTTGAATCAAATGTTCCTATCGTACTATCTACGGTAGTTATTAAAGCAACTCCAGCTTCACCCTCTGCTTCTCCGACAGGAAGATTAGTTCCACCCGACTCAGCTGTTAATCCATTTGCAATATTTATTGAATTTTGTTGTAGGAACTCAAGTGTTCCTGTACCATCACTTTTTATTTCTATTAATAACTCATCACCAGCATTTGTACTATCGCTGTCTGTACCATTTAATAAGAAGAATCCGCCTTCATTATCTCCCACAACGTTGTGAATAGTATCAAACATAACCAGTTTATCGCTAAGGTCACGGCCGCCGGTACTATCTAGAAGTACGTTGTCGTTTTCATTAGCAGAAGTATCCTGTACCAATGCATCTCCCGCATTAGACTTACCAGAATCTGTTCCGTCTAGTAAAATAAGACCTTCGATATCAAGGACAGCTGATGTACCATCAAAGATAATATTACCATCTTCATTCTCTAATGCAAAATTTAATCCTATTTCATATTCATCTTGTAATGACAATCTACTTGTTGGAGCAATAGAATCAATTCGAGCCTCTCTTGTAAATTGTGTTATATTTCTATTACCAAAGTTTCCGTCTGGAATACTTCCTTGATTGGTGCTGTCTTCAAACTCAATCTTACTTCCTTCAGTCAGAAGTTTTTCACCTCTGTTGAGTTGACCGTCTAGAACAAGATTAATATTATGAGCTGCATATCCTGTACCAGTACCAATTAAATAACCAGTACTAGTTTCTGTTTCCAGTTCAATTTGGCTGCCATCTTCTGTAATAAATTGTAAAAATGTTTCTAGTACAAAATCGTCAGCAGCAGAACTTTGTTCAAATACAATACCACCATCATTAGTCTTCAATGTTCCAGCTGGTTCACTAAATCCAATAGTATCTATTTCAACTAAGTCAGCGAATGAAAGATTACTAATGTCTGCAAGTTGAATACCTGACTGTTCATTTAAGTCTCTCTCATGAGAAATTTTTGAACCAGCATTAGTACCAGTGTTATCTGTACCATCTAATACCAAATTGTCTTCCATTATAACAGGAAGACTTTCTCTTAATCCAACTTCTAATTCAATAGCTGGTGGAGAAAAGAAGATAGAGCCAGGCAAAATTCCAGAAGCAAGAGGAGCACCATAAGAAGTTTTAGGAACTGTAATCTCTGGACGAACTCTAAGTGTGGTTACATGAGATACTGATCGTTTTGAAACAGCATTTTCGCCAAGAGCTGTTTCTGCAAGTAATTTACCAGACCCAGCACCAACATCTAAAAGAACTAAACCAGACCCAGAACTTTGAGAATTTTCAGCTGCAATATCTTCACCACCTTCAAACTGTAGATTATCTCCATTAGTTTCTTCAAGGATCAAGTCACCAATTGCTACACCATTCTCTAAAATAATTGTATCGAATAAACTACTTCCACCTGTTGTATCAAGAACTCCTTCACGAACAGATGTTGTCATCTGAAGTGTTTCACCAAATATTACACCAAGCAATGATGCAAGTTCTGGTGAGAATGTATCATCACCTGTATAATCTATAACACCTGCTGCAGTAGTTCCTATCGCAGCAGAAACTTGTGTTGCAAGAGAAACCTTACCAAAAGGAATAAATCCTGCTGGGTGGACGGAAGCTTTAAGTTCATTAATATAAGAACTTAAAACTGCACCAACTTTTACTTCATATGAGAATTGTTGATAGAAGTATGAATCTTGAATACGAATAATATCTTCACTAATACGACTATCGGTATTTAAATAATTACCAGATTTAGTTATAGTGGTTCCAATTTCTGCTATACCTCTTGCAGTTCCTTGGGCAATAATTTTAGCAGAAGCTCCACCAGAATCTAATATAGTATCACCAATAACATTGAAAGCATCTTCCATAACAATTTCTTCACCAGAATCTGTTCCATCTGATTGTGTCTGATTAAGAATTATTTGATCTATGCCAAGCTCATCCTCCATTAGGAGTTGACCACCAGCGTCCACACCATTTCCGTCTGAAGCATCAAGAATTAAATTTTGACCAGAGTGTTCGTTTAGTAATTTATCTCCACCCTCATCAATTATATTTCCAAACCCACTTTCGTCGCCAAGAGAAATTGCGGCGTTATATAATAGTTTACCTTTCTCAAGAATATTTACATTAAACGATTGGACAGGAGACTCTTCAGTAACAAACGTTTCTAAATTTTCTCCAACTAATCTACCAGCTGGAGTATTGCTGTGTTTAACTGATTGTCCATGAATAGAAAATTCTGAAACGTCAAACACAGGTTGTAAGAGTTTGTCACCAATGTCATCTGTAGAATCAACACCGCCGCTAGTATTAAGAATTATAGTGTTACCAGATTTCTCATTAATAATAAAACTTGGGGAACCTTCATTCAGAATAGAATCTTCAGTAAGAATAGAATCAGTATTGTTACCAAACACTATGCTTGTATCAACTTCATAAGTTAATTTATTACCATCTGTTAAATCTGAACCATCCAAACGAAGAAAACTTCCTGGCGAGGTAGTTGAATCTTCTAATAAGATATCATCGCCCGTATTGTCTTCAAGATTTATCCTACCTTCAAAATCGACAGTAGAAAGATTAGTTAGTAAAACTCCAGAAAGTTGTTTATTGAAGAAATCAGTCCCTACTGTTTCATCTTCAAGCTCAACGTGATCTTCAAAACGTTCAGATCGATCAAAAGCTTTTGTTCGATGACTATCTAACAAAAATTTACCAGACTCATCATCGACAACAAACGACCCAGACTCTAATTCAATACCCTCATCAATAGTAGAGTCCATGTCATCAATTTCCATACTGATTTGATGTACATTAACTTCAAATGCTTCAGAAATTATCTCACCAATTTCAAAGCTTTCTATTGCAATTCCTTTACCTTCTTCACTAAATGCATCTATTAAAAATCCAGAACCAAACTCATCATTAACTTTATAAAGTTCATTAATGGGCCCATGATCAGGACGGTCTGGTTCAACAATATCATTATCCTCTAATGTTAAACCATCATTAGATGAAACTTGACTTTCTGATGTTAATCTATTTGTAGGAGTAGAACTAATTGTTAGTTTTTGAGTAGCAGAATCATATGAAACAACTGAACCTGTATGTGTCTGTAATGTATTTCCAGTTCCAAATGATCCAGTAACATCTTTAAGAATAAGGTTTGTATTTGCAGTAACGGCAGGAGTTGTCGGATATTTAAATCCAGCATCATTAATTGCAATTTCAGAAATAGCACCAATGTCTGTTGTCAAAAGAACTAATGTAGCCTCTTCACCATTTATTGTTGAAATTGTTGCAGTTGGTAGCTTAGTATATCCAGACCCGCCATCAATTAAATAAATTCTATTAATTTCACTGCTTTCATCATTACTCAAAGTTGATGTTTCTAAAACTATACCATCAGTATCAGTACGAAATGAATCTCTAGAAAGTGAATCAGTGTTTGATATAATTAAATCACCAAGAACTGCTTCCGTATTTGAACTTGTAGAAGTGGTCATACCAGTTGCAACATTACCAGACTCTAGCCGTAATGAAAATCCATCATTTAAAGCTTCTGTATCTGAATAGAATAAATTATATAAAGAACTGTTAAAACTAGTCTGACTTTTTTGCAAAAGATTAGAAGGCGACCAAAATATTAAGTCTGGAAATTCCTCAAAAATTAAAGCTTCTGCTATTCCAGTATCTAAATTTTTTACTTCAGCTCTTTCCTTTGTTGAATATAAGGGAAAGTAATATGTTTGAGTAGTACTGTACCGGCGATCTATTCCAAGAACTGTATATGGTTCACCGGAAAGAGTAGCTACTGATGTTCCATTCAATAAAATTTTATTGTTTACAAAAGATAATGTAGTCGATGTTTCTTGTGTAAGAACCTCTGGTATTTCTGTTGTTGCATCTTCAGTTGAAAGTCTACCACCTACAACAGAAACAAAAGCTCTAGCAGAATTAACACTAGTATCACTAACAGTAGGTGTAAATTTTATTCCATCACCAACATTATATTGTTTACCAGAATTATCAATATGAATATCACTTACTGATCCCGACGATATTTCACTAACTTTTGCAGTAGCCTGACCATTTCCAATTTCTGGGTCTAAGGTTACTGAATCGCCTGAACTGTATAGGATACCACCAAAATCTCCAGCAGATACTGTCAATACAATATTCTGAATAGTAAATTTCATAGTAGTATCTTTTGATGTAGCTACTCCTGTTATAACTTCAGAATTTGTAAACCCACTACCTTGAACGCTGTCTTTCCTAAGAGTAAACTCCACAACGGAGTCTGTTCCTTGATTAAATTGAGATACTCCAATAACTTGGGCTGTTGTTCCAGAAGAAGCACCAGTAATAATTTGTCCTGCCATATCAGCTGGAACTGCGCCTTCAGAATCAGAAGTACATCTAATAGCCAGAGGGTTAGACCAGTTACCATCACTTAACCTCATCATATATTTTGCTGGGTATGTGATGATTGCTTCTTCACCAAGGAATACCCTAAAGAAAAGTTTATGTCCTTCTGAAGTTCCTTTTGCTGCGTACATGTCTCTAATCTGTTTAATCAGATTTCGTTTAGACACTCCACTTGCAAGAGAAACAGGAATTGATTCCATGAAGGAATCTTTGAATGATGTAAGAAAACGATCAACAGTATTATCAGGGTTAGCATACTCTAACAACTGTTGAATATTTTGTACAGGGTTTGCACGATATTTTTTTAGAGTTGATACAGCACTACTTGTATTACCTGTAATAGTTTCGCCTTCAATGAACCTCTGGTTTGCAGTTATGAACAGCTGTTCATTATCATCTACCAAAATTTTAGCAGTAGCCTTACTTGTCGTTCCAGTAATTGTTTCCCCGATAATAAATTTACCAGTTGTTCCACTACCACTTTCAAAGACAATCCTATCTGCACCATTAGAGCCTGATATGTCAGTAGAATCTAAGACCAAAAAACTTGGCGTCAATGTTTCTAATAGAACTTGATCAATCGTTCCATCAATAGTTATCTGGGCAGACTCAAGAAATTTATAATACTGTTTTAAAAATTCAACAAATATAGGATGGTCTGCTTGAATATAATCAGGAACTTGGCCATCTATAAGCGGTGAAATTTTTGTTGGTAATGCACTATCGAAAGGGGCCATCGGTTTAGTAGCTCGTTCCTGTTGCGTCTACTGAAGCTGGAGAAGCGGTGAATACAGCTGCACCACCTTCATCTCCTACAGCAATAGTATCGACTGCACCTGTTACTTTGGTGTTGATTGTATCAATCTCTAATATTTGATTTCTTAGGGCAACAATATCATTTGACCTTGGAATAACAGTAACACGAATACGAGTAGAAACAGCTCCATTAATATTAGAAATACTAGTTATGACTAGATTAGAAATAGCAATGGCACCAGTAGCATAGTTAATCTTTCCTGCTGCCGCATTGGTGTAATTTCTAGTTGCACCCGTCAAGTAATATGTTCTAAGATTTCCACTACCATCATCATCAAAGAATTGTTCTTCTGTAGGATGACTTCCAGATACATAAAATCCTGTTGAGGTAAGTATACCACCAGCAGCTGAATTGTGGCCAGTATGAGGATTATATAACGCATTGTTAATATAAAGATTATATGCCTTTGTTTCTGTTAATTGGGGAGTAAAGTATTGAGCAAGTCTAGGAACAACGGAACTACTTGTAATTGAAGTGTCAGTATTATCAATCGCTCTCAATAATTTAGAGTGTCTCAGCACTGCATCAAATTTAACTAACTCAGTTGAGTTAAAATTCGTGATAGTAGCAACTACTTCATTGACCAACGTATCTTTTGTTTTGACAGTTGTTGTAGAGTCATACTTAAACTCACATGTCAATAAAATATAAAGAAAATCTGGATCAACTATTACAGGACTTATTGATGCAACAGTAAATTTTCCAAGAGAAGATACTAAGCTAGTTTTCTCAGATGCAGTTAAGTTAGTTCCAAGATTATTTCTTACAGAAATAAACACCTTACCATATTCCGCTGTTGCAACAACTCCAAGACTAGGATCAAATGAACCGTTCTCTCCACCAAACACTTGGACAGCTGTAGCATTAGGATATAATTTTTGTACAAATACCTTATAGTCATTTGTTGTAACACACCGACCTTGAGATGCATAGTCTAAGGGAGCAGATAATTTTATAGACTGAATACTCTCAGCTGCAGCACCACCACTTGCGGGCGCAACAGTTGTTGTTGTGACATTAAAGACTGTGTTGATTGCACCAGAATTTGTAAATGCAATTGCACCATTTGCTTCTGCTACATTTGATACGACATATTTTAGTACAACAAGATTTCCGTCATTAAGTTTTTTGCTAACAACCCCATCACCAAAATATATCTCAAACTGGCCGTTCTCAATCTCTTGTAAAAAATATACTGCACTTTCACCAGTAAGTTGAGTTATGTCTGTGGCTTTAGTATAAGTAAGTGTGGTTGAATCTGATACAGAGTTTTGAATTTGAACTGTAAGAGTATCTGTATCTGCCTTATTAGAGTTCAATAAAAATCTTTGATTAACATTTGCACTATCAACTGTATATCTACCAGTGATGTACGTTCCCTCATAAATTGGAATCTTCTCAAACAAAATACCTGATCCTGTTTGAGATGAACTAAAATCTGAAACAGTTACAAACTGATATTGAACGTTATCGATTGTAGTAGTAAAAACTTGGCCAGCATTCATTGTTGCTGTACCTAAAGTAATATCGTTTAGGGTAACATTAACTTCGGCTCTTGACGATCTAACTGAACGTGTCTCATAACCCAGAGTCTTTGCATGTGATACCACACTAGACCTTAACGCTGCACTATCAATGAACATTTCATTTGCAAGCATGTTCGCATGAAATCCAAGGTAGTGTGTGTTGTATGAAAGCACATCAAGCAATGCATTAATTCCAGAACCTTCGAAGTCATAGTCAAGAAATTGGTCTTGGTTTTTGAGATAAGTCTTTAGGTTAGTTTTGACTGTATCAAAGTCTAGACCCGATATCTCTAATTTTTGGTTGTTGGCCATTACTACAATACCTCCAATAGCACGTTGATTTCAACAAGGTCAGTTGGAGCATTAAAAATTGTAAATCTTATAGTCATTTCATATGCGTTACGATCTAAGTCAGGTTTAACTTTAACATCAACATTATTAGCTCTAGGTTCATAACTTGCAATTACATCTCTACATGCTTGAGACAATGCAATGGAAGTTAGTGGACTTGCATTCTCAAACAACAGCCCTCTAATACCACACCCTATCTCTGGGTGAAAAGGTTTTTCATAAAAATTTGTTAAAACTAAATTACGAACTGATCTTTTTATAGCAGTCACATTGGTAAGAATATTAATATCCTTATCCCTTGACCTTTTTGTAAAAAACAAATCCAAGTCTCTATATTTCTGAACAAAAAATAAAGAATCATTTGTTGATTCAGAATCATCTAAAGCAGAGAGGTCTTTGAAGTTTGCTGTTTTTTCTACTGTCGCCATTATTACTCCAAGATAGTTTTTATTATTTATAAGACATTCATGGCCCGGCAAAGGTATTTGCTGAACCAGTTGCAACTACTGTACAACCAGATACACCATCACCAATTCTACCACACCCTTTACCATTTATAAACACTGTTGTTGAACCTGTAGTGATTGGTGCTTGATGAACTGGACATGGAACAGCAATAGGTATTAAATGAGGATGGTTGTTATCACCTTGTCTACTAATCCCCGTTCCATTAACAAAAACGTTAGGCGACTTATCTAATCTAGATGGGGTAGAACAATGAACTACATCATCATCCACCATGTCTCCTCTACAAATTGCAGGCATATCCCTCTCCTCAACTACTTGCGTTATTTAATCTTTCTCTGGCTATTAGAAGTTTTAGACGATGTGGCCAAAGTCCTAATTCTCTATGTTCTGCATCACTATGACCATCTCCATCCACATGTGGCTCTCCAATTGGAGTATGATGATGATCAGCAGTTTGAGAATCACTTGCTGTCTCCAACATAAGATGGTTCTCTAATCCAGCTACAAAATCCTCTGGAACCATCTTACCCAACGCATCTATCGCTGCAGCTTCGTATAACAATTGATCACCATCCTCTAGTAATAATTTTTCTTTAGCAGGAACACTATGAGAAGTTCCTTCAGTATCAATCACAGTATTGTTAGTCTCTAACATTACTCCTTGAACAGCTGCGGAATTGAGTGTTCCTGTTTCCAAAAATATCTCATTAGAAGCAACCAATGTCCCTAAGTCTGGTTTGAAACTGATAACATGTTTCAATGTAGCCAAATCAATTGCATCATAATCAGTATACACTACCGTTACGTTTGAAGAATTTATAACAGTAAATGCGTGTGCCATTATGGGTTCAAGTTAATATTTGGACCACCAGTGATTGTAATATCACCACCAGAGGTGTGGGTCCACGTTGAGCCTGTAGTTCCCGCCCATGTCGTACCAATTGTGTAATTCCAAGAAGTTCCAGTTGTTAGATTAGTGGATAGGCCTGTAGACTTAGTATCTGTTCCAGTTATGGTTGTTGATCGGGCATGTGTTGTATCAGTTCCATAAGTCTCTGTCACATTACGTAATACCGTATCGTTAGTGCTACCTGTAACAAGCCTTGTATGAAAGTGTTTGTCTTTGGTTGTTCCATATGTCTCAATAACATTTGTCTCCACTGTCTGTTCTCGTTCTCCTTTAATGAGTGATATATGATTACCACCAATTGTTTCATGAGCATTACCACCAATTGTTTCATACTTGTTGCCGTCAACCTGTATGTTCCAATCACCCTTGATGTAGGTCTTACAATTAGACTCGATAGTCAGATTTACATCACCCTTGATATTTACAAAGTTGGTTCCCGCAATAATCTCATAGTTATTTCCAACTACCCTAGTGTGTTTGGTTCCATCAGCGTCAACCTCATAAAAGGTTCCCGCCGTGTGATACTCATGGATACGTTCTGAGCCAGGCGTGTCATCGTATTCCTTAATATGTCCGCTTTCTGACTCAAAGACATGGTTGTATGGATACTTCGCTCCGTATCGTGGACGGCCGTTTTTATTAACGTCAGATGTACGAGGTTCATTCCACTTCTCATTTGTAAGGGTGGGATCATCCTTATTCATTAGTGGATTAATTTTATCTTGGGTGGAACTAGAGTCAACGGTTTGAGGCGCACCAGCAGCAGGAATAGGGTGAGATGCTTGATCTTGTATATCACCATTTTCGTTGATGAAACTAGGGCGACTTGCAGAGTTGGGGCCAGTTGACTTACCAGCCATCGTAGAATACTTACCCGCATTATCAAGAAATGCATCATCTTTTTTTACTTTGTTTCCATAGATATCAATGCCAGAATTTCTTGCTGTCTTATCACTATAACGTGGATCATCTTCTCTAGCCACTTGATCAGAGTG